CTCGGAGGCATCGTGGCGCAGGAAACGGTGGGCGTCGTTGTGCAGCACGGCACCGGTGGTGACCATTTCGGTGTAGAGCAAGGTTTGCCTGGAGAGCAGGCGCAGGAAGAAGCGGCAGTGGCGGTCTGTCCAGTCCATCATGGGTGCAACGCTAAAGCGGCGTGACGGCTCAGGGCGCATGTTTTGTGGCTTTGAGGCTGATTCTAGGGGCATTCTGGTCTACGCATTTTGTACCATTATTCGGGGTTTTTGGGCGTTTTTGGTGTGACGGTGGTACGATGTACCACCGCCAGCCACGCTTGTACCACCGGAAATCATGGCAACGATTAGAGCAAGGAAAAAGGCCGATGGATCGGTTAGCTATACCGTCCAGATCCGCCTCAAGAAAAAGGGTGTCTTAGTCTACCAAGAAGCCCAGACGTTCGCCCGAAAGCAGGCAGCTCAGGCCTGGGCGAAGCGACGAGAGACAGAGTTGGCAGAGCCAGGGGCGATCGAGCGGGCCAACCGTGGTGGGCACGCAGTCAAGGACATGATCGATCGCTACCTGGTGGAAGCCGAGAAAGCCCGGCCGCTGGGTAAGACGAAGCGGCAGACCCTCCTGGCTATCAAGAACAGTTACCTCGGCGAAGTGATCGACTCCGACATCTCTCAGCAGGTTTTGGTGGACTATGCCCTATGGCGTATGAGCCCTGAAGGCGGTGGCATCAAACCGCAGACAGCCGGCAATGATCTGGCTCACCTAGGTTCAGTGTTGTCGCTGGCCAGGGCAGCGTGGGAGTACGAGATCAACCCCCAGGCTATGCCCGACGCACGCCTTGTCCTGAAGCGCCTCGGCTACAATATGAAAAGCCGCGAGCGGGATCGCCGGCCAACGCTTGAAGAACTCGACAAGGTGCTTGAGCATTTTTTCGAGATGCTTGCACGTCGGCCGACAGTCATTCACATGCCGAAGGTCGTGGCGTTTGCCATCTATTCTACGCGCCGTATGGACGAGATCGCTCGGATCATGTGGGAAGATCTGGATGAGCACCGCCAAGCGGTGAAAGTGCGGGACATGAAGAACCCCGGGCAGAAAATCGGCAACGATGTGTGGTGCCATCTGCCGGATGAGGCGTGGGCGATTGTGCAAAGCATGCCCCGTCAGTGCGCTGAGATCTTCCCTTACAACACCGATTCAATCGGTACCGCCTGGTCTAGGGCGTGCAAGGTAGTTGGTGTAGAGGACCTGCATTTTCACGATCTGCGCCACGAAGGTGTCAGCCGGCTGTTCGAAATGGATTGGGATATCCCTCGCGTATCGAGTGTTTCCGGTCATCGTGACTGGAACTCGCTGCGACGTTACACTCATTTACGGGGACGTGGCGATCGGTATAGAGGGTGGAGATGGATAGAGCGGATTACCAGCGCGTCAGTTGAACTCGGTGCCCGGGTTTAGTGGCGCTCGCGTCCATTTGATCGGTACGTCGGACGTTCGAAAGTCACGGATTCGCCTGCTACCGTCGAGGCGTGCTATGAACATAATTTGGAGATCAAGGTTGAACTATCCCGATCTAAAAATAAGCTATTCAAGCATCGAGCCGCGAGCTAGGCGCTTAAAAGCTGCACTGGCCGCGGAACTCGAGCATTTACTTGATGTGAGTGGGGTGACATTGGGTGTTCCCATCGAGGCGCGGGTCAAGGAGTGGTCATCTATTGAAGAGAAGTTGGTGCGAAAATCGCTGTCACTTGACAAGGTTGAGGACTTAGATGATCTCGTTGGGCTGCGTTTGATTCTGCTCTTTCGCAGAGATCTCAAAGCTGTAGACGAGTTGTTGCGAAGTTCGTTGCTTGTTAGGAGTGTCGAAGATACTTCCCTGAGATTGTCGGACGCTCAGTTTGGTTATCAGTCTCAACACTACATAATAGAAGCGCCGAATAAATGGCTTAGCATTCCCACCTGGCGTGATCTTGGTGGGATTCGTGTGGAAATCCAAGTTAGGACACTTGCGCAGCATATATGGGCAGCAGCCTCGCATAAGCTCCAATACAAGCGCGAGGCAAGCGTTCCACTTCCGCTGCGGCGCTCAATCAACCGTGCTTCAGCACTTCTGGAAACAGTTGATATCGAATTTGATCGTTTGTTGGATGAGCGTTTGGCGTATCTAAATGATGAGCTGAAAAATGAGACCCCAAACTCCACTCTCAATGTTGAGATTCTAGACTCTATCCTGTCTAAGGTCTTCCCTTCTGCGAATCGGACCAGTGAAGAAGATTTTGACCAGCTTTTGGTTGAGCTGAATCACTTTGGAATCAAAACTGCAGGCCAATTGCAGGGTCTCTTAGAGAACCACTTAGAGGCGATTATGGAGGAAGATGCTAAGTATGCTGCTCAAAATGGCTTGGACTTCTATTTTCAGCATATTGGTCTTGCGAGGGAAGGGCTTCGCAAAGAGTTTGGGGATGAGGCGCTAACGAAAGTTATGCGAGCAAATGATCATTTATATCCCTCCGAATTCGAAAAAGAGAATCCTTAATAAGAGTATTTATAATGGTCGGGAGTAAATATCAGTCCTCCCGAGCTCATTATGGATTGGCAATAATCGTTGGTAACCAGCGGGTAATGCTCGTTAGTTAACCAGTCGCCACCGGTTGCGATGAGTGATAGCCGCCAATCGTAGGGGGCTATCGATTCAGGTTAATCAAAGTGAATGTTCTTCTCTGGTTGGATCGAGCGCGAACATTCGGCCGGTGTGTACGATGGTGGCTGGCTATGTGAGGGTTAGTCCCCTCGTCAGCCTGGCCGAAGCCTCTTGTTCAGTTGCGCGCACTCTTTGCGCGCAGCATCCCGCTGCAGATCCAAGTAGAGAGCCAAATCGGCAATATGGATGCCTCGAGCGCTCTTCTGACTCGGTTCAAGTCGGGTGATCGCCGAACGAAACTCCGCGTCGCTCGATGGCCTGGGTGGCGAAGTCCAGACCTTCAAGACAGGTGCGCAGCAGACCAGCGTGCTGCGGCAGCTGGCCAACGACGCCGAGAAGCGTGCCAACGCTGCTGCGGCTCAATTCGGGATGTCCCCTTTGGCGCGCCGGAACATGAAAGCCGCGCCGGCGGCACAAGGAGACCTCTTCCCAAATGCCGAACGAGACGCTGCCGCAAATTATTTCAGCTGACTGCCGGGTAAAGGCTTTCGCTGACCAGGTGCTCGCTGGGTCGATCGTCGCGGGACCGGATGTTCGCAATGCTGCCCGCCGTCATCTGTTTGACCTGGACGGTGGCCATGAACGGGGGTTGATCTGGAACGCAGACGCGGCCCAGCGCGCGATCGGCTTTTTCGAAGACGTGCTGTGCTTGAACGGTGGCGACTTTGAAGGGCTCCCGTTCCGTTTGGCGCCCTGGCAGGCATTTGTCGTCGGCAGTCTGTTCGGCTGGTACACCGACGATGGATATCGCCGCTTCCGTCAAGCCTATATCGAGACCGGCAAGGGCTCTGGCAAGTCACCCCTTGTCGGCGGAATCGGCCTGTACGGACTGGTTGCCGATGGCGAGCAGCGAGCCGAGGTGTATGCCGCTGCCACCAAAAAGGACCAGGCACAGATCCTGTTTCGTGACGCGGTGAGCATGGTCAACATGTCGCCACACCTGATGCAGCGACTGGTGCAGTCGGGGCGAGATGAGAAGGTCTGGAACCTGTTCTATCCAAGGACTAACAGTTTCTTTCGGCCCATCAGTTCGGACGAAGGTCAGTCCGGCCCCCGGCCTCATATCGCCTTGATCGATGAGCTGCATGAGCACAAAACTCCCAGCGCCGTAAACATGATGCGCGCTGGCACCAAGTTTCGGCGCCGCGCACTTATCGTAATGATTACCAACAGCGGCTCCGACAAGACCTCAGTGTGCGGTCAATACCATGACCTGGGCGTGCGGATCTGTGAGGGCAAGGATCAGAACGACGCGTTCTTTGCCTTCATCTGCTCATTGGATGAGGGGGATGATCCTTTCGAAAGCGAGGCCTGCTGGGCAAAGGTCAACCCATCGCTGGACTTCATCCTGGAAGGGCAGACGGATGGCATTCCCGGGCGCAAGTACCTGCGTGAGCAGGTGCTGGAAGCCAAGGGGTTGCCGGCGAAAGAGGCTGTCGTGCGCCGGCTGAACTTCTGCGAATGGACCCAGGCGGACTCGCCTTGGTTGTCCTGGGACATCTGGCGTCAGGCCGCGGATCGCGCACCTATGCGGCTGCTGCGCGACCGACCATGTGTTGGTGGGCTGGATCTCTCCAGCACCACTGACCTCACGGCCTTTGTGCTGGTATTCAGTCCTGTCGAGCACGATCCGCACTGGCGGTGCCTGTCGTACTTCTGGATACCGGACGACGACATATCGGGACGTGAGAAGCGTGACCGTGTGCCCTATCTGCAATGGATTAAAGAAAAGCATCTGGAGACAACGCCGGGCCGGGCTATCAGCAAGCTGCATGTCCTGCGGCGCCTGCAAACCATTTGCGCGTACTTCGATGTTCGGCGGATCGCCTATGACCGTTGGCGCGTGGAAGACCTCCTGCAGTTGATGAGCGAGCACAGCATTGAGCTGCCGCCGCTGGAGAAATTCGGGCAGGGTTTCCAGTCCATGGGGCCTGCAGTCGATGAGTTCGAGCGCCGTTTATTGGGTCAGCGGCCCGAGCAGCAGGCGGTGATTGATCTCGACGAAGCCGACTTTGAGGTCGTCGCTGAGGTTTTTGAGGCCGACCAGTTGGTCGAAACGTTCCTGCATGACGACAACCCGGTGTTGACCTGGTGCGCAGGTAACGCGGTGACCGTCTCCGATCCAGCAAACAACCGCAAGGTCGACAAAACCAAATCCATTGGCCGCATCGACGGCATTGTCGCGGCCGTTATGGCGGTTGGCATAACTGGCGACATTGCGTCTGTCTCGGGCAAGTCTGTTTATGACGAAGGGGTAGGAATATGAGGTTGGACATTCTGTCCTGGGTGGCTGGGCTGCTCGGGTTCGCGCTGCTGGTAGCGGGTATGTGGCAGATCTACCCGCCGGCAGCGTTCATTGTGGCCGGTGTGGGGCTGCTGGTTTGGGCCAAGCTGGCCGACCAAGCGGCGGGAGTAATTGAGCGGGGAGGTGGCTGATCATGTTCTTTTCCAGCCTGCGTGCCTCTGGTGCTGGCACGCTGACCAATCCCGACAGCGGGTTTTGGCGAGGGTTGCTCGGTGGCGGCGGTAACTCTGCGGGTGTGGCCGTAACACCTGAATCGGCGCTAGGGCTGCCTATCCTGCAAAACTGCGTCACGCTGCTCGCCGAGACGGTGGCGCAGCTACCGCTTGAGATGTACCACCGCAAGGGTGAAGGTCAACGGGAGCCGGCCATCCACCACCCGTTGTACGACGTACTGCGCTATCAGCCGAACCCATTCCAGACACCGTTTGAGTATCTGGAGCGTCACCAGGGCGCTGCTGGGCTGCGTGGCAACGCCTACAGCTTCATTGATCGCCGGGAGGACGGCAACGTTACGGCGCTGTGGTCGCTCAAAAATGACCAGGTGCAAGTGCTCAAGGGCTCCGATCTGCTGCCGTGCTACCAGGTTGCGGGTGGTGAGCCGCTGCCGATGCGGATGATTCACCATGTCCGGTGGTTCGGGACCAACCCTTACGTAGGGATGTCCCCGCTTGAGCTGCACGCTGAATCAGTTGGCCTGGCCCAGGCGGTCAGGAAGTACACCGGCAAGAGCTTCGCCAACGGCGTGGCGGTGTCCGGTGTGATCGAGCGGCCCCGTGAGGCGCCGGCGATCAAGGACCAAGGCATCATCGACCGCATCGTCGGGCAATGGGGCGAGAAGTTCGGCGGCATGGATAACGCCAAAAAAGTCGCGCTATTGCAAGAGGGCATGACGTTCAAGCCCGTGTCCATGACCAACGTGGATGCAGAGATCGTCGGGATCATGAAGGTGACGGGAGTTGACGTCGCCCGGATTTACAAGATCCCTCTGCCCATGGTCAACGATCTGGATAAGTCCAACTACAACACGCTTGAGCAGCTGATGATTCAGTTTGTGATGTTCGCGTTGTTGCCCTGGGTCAAGCGTCATGAGCAGGCAATGATGCGGGACTTTCTGCTGCCGAAGGACCGACGTGACTATTTCATTGAGTTCAACCTGTCGGGCCTCCTGCGTGGTGACCAGAAGAGTCGTTACGAGTCGTACGCCATTGGCCGCCAGTGGGGCTGGCTGAGTGTGAACGACATCCGGCGTCTGGAGAACATGCCGCCCGTGAAGGGTGGTGACATCTACCTCCAGCCGTTGAACATGGTCGATGCCGGAAAGAAACCCGACCTAACCAACCCGACCGTGCGTGCGCAGCTTGAAATGCAGCAGGCCGAGATCACGAGGATGCTTGCCCAATGACGCGCCAATACATGCGGGCCACCAGCCTGCTATTTAACCAGCCGCTGCTAGTCACTCCCGAAATGCTCGACCAGGGCGTGCGCTGGGCGAACCAGGCAATGAACCTGAACATCGTGAACCTCGGCCCCGGCTCGGCCCGGATGTGGCAAGACGACGAGCCGATTGATCGAGTTGCCTTGGCTGACGAGCAGCGCCGGAGTGCCATCGCACAAAGCGGGATCGAGGTCATCCAGGTCAGTGGGTTGCTGGTAAGCCGCGGCAGTCACGTCAACATGTGCGAGACGATGACCAGTTACGAATTGTTGCGCACCCAGCTCCAGCGCGCTGTGGCCGATCCCATGGTCGAACGCATTGTGCTGGACATCGACAGCCCAGGGGGCGCTGCGGTGGGGGCGTTCGAGCTGGCGGAAGACATCCGAGCCATGACCCAACAAAAGCCGATCACCGGGTTGGTCAACTTCATGGCCTACAGCGGTGGCTACCTGCTGGGCGCTGCGTGCAGCGAGCTAGTGGTGAGCCGAACCAGCGGTGTTGGCTCCATCGGGGTAATCGCCAGTCACCTGGACCGTTCCAAGGCACAGGAAAACGCCGGTGTGAAGGTCACCACGGTGTTTGCGGGGGCCCACAAGAATGACCTCTCACCACACGAGCCGATCACCGAGCAGTCGCTCGCGTTCCTGAATGAGCTGGTCCAAGAGAGCTACCAGATGTTCGTGAGCTCGGTTGCGGACTTCCGCGGCCTGCCGGTGGCCAAGGTCATTGCTACCGAAGCCGGGTTGTATCGCGGCCAAGGAGCGATCGATGTTGGGCTCGCGGATCGTCTGCAAAGCCCTCAACACGCAGTAGACGAACTGTCCCGCGCAGTTGCGCAAAACCGAGCCAATCGCCAGTCGGCACGCGTGAGCGTGCGGGCGTCAGCTTTGGCGATGCAAGCAATGATCTGATCGCGCAAGCGGTTGCAGTTAACCCGCCGAGTGCGGGTTTTTTTATGCCCAGGAGGCAGCATGTCCCAAGTTCTTCAAATGCGTAACGAGCGCGCCGGGCTGATCACCCAGGTGCAGGCTTTGGCTAAGATCGAGGCCGATGGTGCCGCGCTGAGCGCTGAGCAGCTGGAGCAGTTCACCAGCCTCGAAGCGCAGATCACCGCTCTGACCGCTAAAATCAGCCGTGCCGAAGCTGCAGAGCGGCTGGCCGCTTCTGGTGCGGTACGCCGGGGCCGGGGGAGCTGATCCATCCGTGGTTCGGCCGCATCACCGTCACGGCGGGCAAGTGCGAGCTGGCCCATGACCGGCGGGAGCTGGGCGTGGCCCGGTTCAGCCTGGTGTTCATTGACGGCATGTTGAAATTCCCGGTGCAGACCGTGAACACCCGCCGCCAACTGGTGGCCCATGTGCCAACCCTGCTGGAATCGATCAAGGCGCGGTTTGATGCCGTCATGGCCAAAGTCGACTGGGCAAGACAGCAGGTGGATAAGGTGCGCCGGGCCATTTCCAGCGCCTACGCCTTCGCCATCAACTTCCTGAAACCGTTGACCACGCTGTTTTCCAGCTTGGGTGCCCTTGTGCAGGCGGTGATCAATGCGCCTGACGCCTTGGTGGCCAGCCTGTTGAGCGACTTGGCAAGCATTGAACGCTGGTTCAGTGGGTACGGTTCCAGCGGTTCCAGCAGTTCCAGCCGCTCAGGTCGTTCCAGTGGTTCGCTGCAGACGGCCAAGAGCAAGGCGCAGGCCATTGCGGCGCTGTCTGCCGAGCGGCCGGCGACTGATGACCCCGATATCGCCGTTATCCAGTCGGCTGTCATTGGCCTAGTGCAGGACGCCGCCCTGGTTGACCTGCTGCTGGACATGGGCGAAGTGCCGGTGGCCAGCGTGCAGACCATCGATCAGCCGGGCGCGCTCAGTGTGCAGCTGGAGCAGCAAGGTTCAACGGTCGAGGCGGGCAGCGTGGTCGGTTCGGACATTCCGGTGGCCGATGACATTCTGGCTGCGAGGGACGCGATCAGTGAGGCGATGTGGGTTGTGGCGGGGGAAAGCCCGCCGGAGCACTTTGGCACGCTTAGTGACGCGCGTTTCGCCTTGGATCGGCATTTGACTGAAGTGGCGCG